CAAGCAGTAACAGGTGTAGAACTAAAGCCTGTGCCTGATATTAATGAAAGCCATAACGACTGGTTCCTTGTAGAGTTTGAAGGATTCACCAAGCGACAGGAACTAGAAAGAGCCATTCTCAAGAGTGCAGACCTGCTTGAGAAAGGCGAATACGAACCAGTTGAAAAGATCATCAAAGACGCAGTGCAGATAAGTCTTACAAAAGACATGGGTACAGATTACTTTGAAGATCCTAGAGCAAGACTTTTGGCTCTTAAAGACAATAACGGACAGATCAGCACAGGCTGGCCCGCTATGGATCGTAAACTGTTTGGTGGCATGAACAAGGGAGAACTTAATATTTTTGCAGGTGGATCAGGATCAGGCAAGAGTTTGTTTATGCAGAACTTGGCAGTTAACTGGGTAACACAAGGACTGAATGGTGTGTATTTGACACTGGAACTTAGCGAAGGTCTAAGTGCTATGCGTATTGATAGCATGCTTACAAATGTAAGCACCAAAGAGGTATTCAAAGACTTGGATACTGTTGAGATGAAAGTTAAGATGACAGGCAAGAAAGCAGGTAACTTGCAAATCAAATACATGCCAGCCCAGAGTAACGTTAATGATATTCGTGCATACTTGAAAGAACTACAGATTAAAAACAACTGGAGTGTAGACTTCTTGCTTATTGACTATTTGGATTTGCTTATGCCAGTAAGTGCTAAAGTAAGCCCAAGTGATTTGTTTGTTAAGGACAAGTATGTTAGTGAGGAACTACGCAACTTGGCTAAGGAATTAGACTGTGTGTTTGTAACAGCATCGCAGTTGAACAGAGGCGCAGTAGATGAAATAGAGTTTGATCACAGTCACATCTCAGGTGGACTTAGTAAGATCAACACAGCAGACAACGTGTTTGGTATCTTTACAAGTCGTGCTATGCGTGAGCGTGGACGCTATCAGATACAGTTAATGAAAACTAGAAGTAGTAGCGGCGTTGGTCAAAAGATTGACTTGGAGTTTGACATTGAAAGTTTACGCATCCGAGACTTGGGTGAGGATGAAGAGTATCAACAGTTTAAGAAACAGAGTAGCAGTATCTATGATCAACTTAAAAACAAAGACAGTGGTGGCGTAGTTGATGCAGGTGATGAGCCCGCAGGCAAGATTACTGCAAGTGTACAAAGCAGTAAACTAAAGAACATGCTGGCAGGACTTAAGAGTGAGTAAATGGACTTGCAGTGAGCCTTATAATACTGCTTATCTTGAACAAACTGATCAAGGACTACAAGTTGCTCCATGTTGTGTAGCAGATACGCAACTCTATGATCACGCAGTTGGATTATATGATCAGCCCAGTTTAGCGAGTGTAAGAGAACAATTTGAAGCAGGCACTGTGCCTGATGTGTGTAACTACTGTGTTCTTAATGAAAAAAATGGCGTGCCTAGTAGAAGACAATCCTGTCAGGAACCTGTTGTCAACACCATTAAAAATTTAGAAATACACTTGGGCAACTATTGCAATCTTAAGTGTGTGATATGTATGAATCGTTGGAGCAGTGCTTGGCGTAAAGATGCACAAGCAATGGGATTGAAAACTTACGACAATTTTAAATTTGATCCTGACAGTATTACTGCTGATTTAAACACAGTAGAATGGTTACATTTCAATGGCGGTGAACCACTATTTACAGATGTACACTTGGATATACTAGCTCGTATACCAAATCCACAACAATGCAGTGTGTACTATAACACCAACGGTACTATAAAGGTTAAAGACAGTGTGTTCGAAGTTTGGAGTAAGTTCAAACTGGTTAAACTTATATTCAGTATAGACGATGTTGGAGATAGATTCAACTATCAACGCACCAATGCAGATTGGAAACAAGTAGAAGCCAACATGTTTTGGTATAGAGATGTTGCTCCTGTTAACATGATGTTTGGTATAAACAGAACTATTAGCAAACTTAATGAACATCATCGCGATGAACTTGATGCGTGGTTTGCACAAAGTTTCCCTACAAATAGGTTAGGTGATCCAAATGACTTTTCCGACCAACTTGCTGTAGGTCCTTGCAGTTTAGATAGTCCAGTGTTTGATGATTATATAACTAGGTTAGATAAACTAAGACAAGTATCTGTCTAACCTATAACCTTTTGCATCATAGCAGTCAATGTAACGACTACCATTGCTCATGCGTATCTTGCCGCTGCCTGCAACTACATCTGTGTCTCGGTACCCAAAAGGCTTTTTAATAGTAACATCCACATACTCGCCATTGGCAACTCCCAGTGTTACAAACGTAACATAGCGTCCACCTTCACCTCTGAACACACGGCCATTAGCAACTAGTCCTGCAAAGTTTACTCTGTCTCCCCAGGTCTCTTGAACAAACATATTGGGCATAAACTCTGGTTGTGTCCAATATCCATGACGTTTGTATTGTTGCTGTGGTGATTCTGTAATGCCGTTTGGATATCCTAGGTCACGCAGATCCCAGCCAGCGTTCTTTGCTTCTGTTTTATGTACCCAACGTTTGTAACTGCCTTGACAATGTTTAAGTGCAGCACGCCAAAATTCTTTAGGGTTGTGTGCTTTTTGATATGCAAGTGCCCATATAAGTCTGCCCAAGTTTACAGCGTGTGCCCTGCATAATCCAAAACTACCTAGCCCATATAGTTCTTGTATGATCTGTTCTTTGTTTTCACTCTCGCCCATGCGCTCCATAAACTGCATAACTTTTTGTTCGTCTCGTTTTGCAAACGCACGACGATACATGTCTGCTTCATACATATCGCAGTTGATAAGTTTTGCTATTTTACGAATAGCATCATCTTCATATACAATAGTATCCTCTAGGCGTTGTTCAGTCCAGTCTTGAAAGAACGCCGCTTTTTGTCTGCCTGTGGTAGCAACAGGTCTAATAAGTGCAGTAGCAAACACACAGTCTGATTTACTCTGAGGTTGTATTGCTTGGAATAGTCTGCGCATTGCTGGCGACTCTGCTTGTGTTACACCGATAACTTCTCCTCTACAAAGCATTTGACTTGTTTCAAAGTCCTCTTCTGGATATGCTTCTAGTGGTGTTTCACTGTCTATCTCTAACAGTTGGCTAAGTCCTCTGTTAGCAAGGATATCTATTTTTAGATGCTCTAAATCTTCTACTTCATTCTTATCCAGTAGTATTTGATTGTCTGCGTTGATTAAACTTTTTGGAATCTTGTGATTGAATACAAGTATACCTCCGCAGTGTTTTGATATTGCTTTCTTTTTGCCTATTAGTTTTCGTTCGATTCTCATTGCTTCTTCCTTGTCGATGTCTAAATCTTCATATTTAAAATTGCGAGGAAGTTTACCAGATGCGCCAAGACGGCGTGCCGCTTCTCTGCGAGCACCGCGCTCCTTGTAGGTAACATAGTTGCTGATCCTGGCACTTTTGCCGGGCCATTTATCAAATATCCGTTGCATTACAGCGTTCTGTTGCCAATGTGGAAAGTCTATATCCACATCTGGTAAATCATCTCTCAAAGGATTTAGGAAACGTGCAACCGGTATTTGCCATCTTATGGGATCAACGTCTGTAATACCAAGTAGGTAACAGACGAGACTAGACCCTGCTGAACCGCGTGTCATATGAGTAATGTCACGAGTTAGCGTCAGTACATCGCAAATTGTGAGGAAGTAATCGACGAAACGAAGTTTGAGAATAATCTCTAGTTCTTCGATAAGCCTGTTATGATATTCAGCATTGTTCGGAATATGCCTTATGAATCTGCCTAGTAATCGTTCTAATTGAGCCGTTGCGTCCTTAGGTAACTTCATTGTGTGCCTCTTTTTTGCCTAAATTCTTTTGTTTGTGCCAAGTGTTGCAAATTGCAACGTTTTATTTAGTATCTAATTAATAAAGGATATATAATATTGAAATGTTCTTTATTAGTCCCAAAATAGTAGGTGAAATCAACAACGAATTAAATGGTTATGTGATAACCAGAGACATAGCGCCGTATCAAGAATACGAAATTGAGTATGATCACAATAATCAATATGTTGAAAACAGACATAATTCTTTTTTAGATATACTTGAAAAAAACAACTATCCTTATGAAAAAATATACAACAATCATTATATAAAGTGGAAAGAATTTGAAAATTTTTACGCTGTTCCCTTACAGTTTCTTACTGAAGTTGAAACTTTTTCACAGTCAGACAATAGTGAATTTATCCATAGTGATCAAACTAACATATTTGCAATGATGCGTCTACCTCGTGAATCTAGATTTATAGTTAGTGCTTGGTTGTCAAACAGTGGAATCACTGATTTTGGCTATACTCAAGGATGGCACCCCAAGTCTGAATATATTAATAATTTAGTTGATTTAGTAAGAGGACATAGTGAACATTTAAGCACTATGTTACCTCAAAGGTATATAGGAAACTTAAAGGAAATAGACGACACGACGAATACTATGCACGATGCTATTTCTATATTTGATAATGGGATGTTACAGCATTTTTGTTCTAGTACAATTGCAATTGTGACTGAGCCTGTGTTTTACGAAAAAGCCAGTTTGATAACAGAAAAATATCTAATGGCAATCTATGGTCATTGTTTTCCTATTTTCTGTGGAGGGTACAATATGGCAAATGATATCAAAGAAATAGGATTTGATGTTTTTGATGATATAATTGATCACAGTTATCAAAATGAGCCAAATCCGGCAGTGAGAGTGTTAAATGCACTGGACAATAATAAAGATATACTTTATGGAAAAACTCTTAAAAAAACTGACTACATGCATAGACACAGAAAGAATCTAGAACTAGTTAGACAACGAAAACACGAGCTTTATGAACATTTTAGAAAAGACTTTGAATTAATACCAAACAACGAAACTGTGAAAAGAATATTCATAAATTACTTACCGTACAGCAAAAAGAATCTAATACCGTAACTCATATGCCCATTCGCCTTCGGTACGAACACACACCCAGTCATGGTTGTGTGTATCAAATTCATAGTGCATTTCCTGCTTGGTAATGTTAAAATAACATTCACTCAAGGCTTCGTATGAGTCAATTATTTGTGATTTTGGTTCACCATGAATAATAGTAACCATTACTAGCACCCATTTAGTTATCTTGTAACTTCCTTTCGTAATCTCCAATAGCATGATCTCTAGCACCATCAAATAGTTCTAGTTTACTCCAAGCACGAAAGCGTCCACGCCAACTGTCTTTAAACTTCTGCCAAGGTGTAAGTTTGCGCATATTTCCATAGTAGTTAATGTAATGT